GGGGACGTAATCGCCCGCTCTAGTAACCGACGACAACCCTGCTGAATCCAAAGAGCTTCTTTGGGATGCACGCATATTAAGCGTGGACCCCTAGAGTCCTTAGGTACAGCTACAAGGCGACACTCAATATTGTCGCTTTGCCGCAGCTCCCGATCACCAAGAACAACTACGTCCCACCAAAAAGATGGTAGGGCGCAGAAGTAGTCAGTGAAGGGGAAGTGCGGCTCAATTGTCGTGTAGATGGTTCTAAAAGCGCTCTTATCACGTGGTAAACACGGGGGATATACTGCCCCCGGCCCGTGACTAGGCACTATAGAACTCCAGTCGATGCGTCCAATGACGCGACCGACTATTTGCCGCGCGAACGAGAAAAGCGGAGCAGATCGATTAGCTTGATTAGAAGCGGTATTAGCCGCAAACCAAGCTTCCCAAACTGCAACGCCATGCTCGGCTTCCTCAAAGCCCTTTTGGGCTTCACGAAGTTGCTCATACGTAGGTTCGAACTCAATCTTATAGCAGAATAAGAGCAGCTGCCGAATGAAACGAAGGTATCTAGCATCCAATGAGGATGTAAACTTATCCACAAGAGGCATAAGCCACTCGGGGAAAGGAGGCAATTCGCCTCCTCCTTCTATCCACATAAGCAACTGTTTATCTAGTTTAGGTCCTTCTATAAGAACCCAATCATTAGAGATGTCATTGGGAGCGCCTAACGGCACACCTGATAACTCGCTAACGTCTGCTAGCAGGCATTTATATATGTTAACCATATATGTTGAGTCAATATTGACCTGCCCGTCTGTTTGTGGTGCTGTGATCATGATCAATGAGTTAACGAGAAAGTATTTCTACGATCTCTATTCATCTCCATGGTCACCTCATACCAATAGTCTGCCACGAGTCCAAACGACTCGGAGGGACTATCGGCGCCGATACGGCATATGGGAAGCACTGTACACACTGATTCGTCGTTGCACTTTTCCCCAGTTTTAAGGGGGAATGCAACGGCATCAAGGTGAGTATGCGCTACCCAATATACTGAACTGTAGATCTCAAGTACACGAGCTGCCTTCCATAGGGAAGAAAACAAGTATACTTGAGACGTTACAGGTGATACCCATATTCCACACATACTTAGATTTAACAGTGACTTCCGTGCGGACAGTTTGAAACTGCTTCGCATAGACTTCGCCATTATCTCTATCTCGTGTGTGTTAGACTGGTGAAGAACCTCGGCCTTAGAGAAACTTCTTACGAAGTAATCTAAGTGCGAGAGCCTAGACCAGGCCTTACTATTGTCGATGACTGTACTCATGTTGGTTATATAACTAGCATTTGTCTTATCAACGTCAACTGTAAGGCACAAGGGAACTCCCTTGTGAGGGAAGGGGACGCAAGTCCTCCCCAACTAACAATGAATACTACTGTTCACGATTGGACAGGATCTCGTCTTCGAGACCCAGTCCGTTCGTGTTGGTAGTACCATGAAGCAGGTTAACCAAAATCGCCTCAATAGAGGAGATAATGGCCTGCGTAACCAGGGGATCATTCGGCCGAGCAAGCACCGTTTGAAGCCGGACAGGACGGATGACTCCGTCTGTCATGGTCATGTAGTAGTCGACGGCGACTAGTGTGCGGGTACCCGGTTGTTTAGTCCGGGAATCCACATAACCTTGATGTTTAATCAAGATCTCCGTAGGAAGCGAAGCTCCCCGCGATGTTTCACGTCGCAATGATCCTTCGCTATCCGAATAGATCAGTTTAAACGCCAACGTACTAACCGTGATATCAGACGTCATATATGATGTTTGATTATTATCTGAGCCCAAGCGATTTAATCGCTTGAACTTTCTTGGCACTTAGGTTCGCAGCCATTTGGCTGATCAAGCTTCCCGTAAGGAAAGCCTGCTTCTTTCCAAACCTACCGCTGGCCCCAATAGAGATACTGGGACTAACGGACTTTCTGGTGTAGGAAGACAACTTAACAAACGCAACCTGGGATCCATCGTAAATCGAGGTATTCGAGGCGTTAATCCGGACATGTTTGACCGGACAACTAACCTTAAACTTCTCGCTCACGGTGATTTCTGAAATCTTCTTGGTATTACCCGTAAGGGCGTTATCAAGAGACGTCAGAACCCCAGACAGATCAACGAACCAGTCAACGACGAAAGAGAATGGAATTCTCTCCCATGCGTAACTAGCGGGTCCTGTGACCCCGAATCGCGCAATCAGATTGTCAAGACGACTAAAAATGTCCTGACTATATCTGACGGTACGAATTCCCTTTACGGATACGGTGCGGACGGCATCCCCATGCGGGGTGGTCGTCCAATAGCCACCGAGATCCGGACCTGTACAATAGCCTACGTCGAATCCGTTGTTGCCGGGAACCAAGTGGTCCTCGACAATTCCAGAACAACGAACGTGAACCGACTGTTCGGTTCCAGCTGCCTTAATTCTCTGAGCTAACTGCTTCTTATATGAAGCAGTCGCCTTTGAGAGTTTACGCATATCTGAGACTAGCGGAGCAACTCCGAACGCATAACCGAGGTGTAGGTTCGAGATAGTCTTAATCGACTTCTTAAACCCTCGCCTTAGTAGGTCCTCTCTGAGGGCACTACTACTGTTGTTATTCCTTAAGCTCGTTAAGAGCTTACGAGGATTTACAGCTGCCCTAATGCCGGATTGAACCAGGTCATAAAGGCTCCGTGCATAAGATACTAACTGTGGAGATTCTACAATGTTAAGGAGGTTATCAACCTCATTTTCAGAGTAGAACTTCTCACTAGCTTCTCTTAGCATGGTACGTTCGTCTTTCTGCCAGGTGATTGAGATCTGATCACGGTCAATATTATGACCGTAATAACCCCAAGAGAACCAATGAGCCCCGGGACCGGACAAATCATAACGATTTGCACCACTTGTGTACTCGTCGTACGAAGGATTAATCCTTTGCACGTAGTACTTGTGATGATCCACGAACTTGGCTCTACGACCCCGAGAGGGATCGTCGATTATCTGCTCAGTTTCAAACATAACACTGGTATCCTGAAACGGGGCACCTGGAACTACCGGAGTAGTGCTTAGATTCGCACCATCCGATATTCTCCAAGTGTGTGCCGTAAAAGGCCCAGTGGGTTGCTGAACATCAAGCCTGACTGTGTTTCTATTGCGCATGGTTAGCCCCGACAGGGGCACATGTCATTGATCCACATAA